CGGGCATTTTAGGAGTTTCCATAATTTTTTTTTCTAGTGAGGGAGGTTTAACTTGTTCTACCTCTTCCTCATCTAAATATGCGTAGCTTAACATTTATATAATCAAAGATTTATTTCATTCTTTTTAGACTTTCTCCCCCTCTTGGGTTTGGCATCTGGAATTGCAACTTCCTTGACCTGCTCCTCATCTTCTCCTGTGTTTCCCTCGTGCTCTGAGACTATGTCAGAGACATCATCCGCTTGGTCATCAACTTCGATTGGGCGGCTGAATGCGGTTGAGGATACGGGTGGTGGTGGTGGCATTGAAATAGTTCCCATCAATTGAGACAAATCGATGCCTGGTCCACTCATTTCATATTGGTCTGAACCACCTTCTGAAGAAGAGGGTGCTGGAGCCGCACCCCGTGGAACTGTGTTTTTAGCAGCATTCATCATTGATTGTGCGAGGCCTGGGTTTTGTTTCAAAATATCATTGACATTTGGAATAGCGGCCTTGAACATACTGTTTGTCAAGTGGAACATCATAGCTGAACCACCTAACATCATAATCAATTTGACTTCTGGGGCCATTTGCATCTTGGCTCTATATTTCGCATAAAGCTCTTCAAAAACACCATCATATGAATCAATATCCTCCATGATAGACTCACTCCAACCTTCGAGTTGTATTTCGAAAGGGTTGTATCTTCTGTTCAAGAATTCTAAACCTGTTGTACATGCCACCAACATTCTCCTGGAAAACTTGATGGACTGTTCTACCTCTATTCCATACATGATACGCTTGTATTCCCCTCTCATCTCATTGACATCTGAATAGGCATTCAATCGTTTGTTTATAGTGAAACCCTTCTTCTCAAGCCTGGTAAGCTTGTTTAGCAAGTCTGCTTTTTCATCATCTACTGAAAAATATCCAGTAGATGGTTTTTCAGCTTGTGTTTCTACAATGTCGCTTCCATATTCTGACTGAGCTGGCATAGACATTTCATCGTCATCATCATCACCACCTCCATATTGATTTCCAAACATGGGTTGTTGTGGCGTTTCATCCTGTTGTTTCATTGGATTGGCAAATGCATCTAACTCTTCTTGAACGACGGCTTCGGGTTGGCGCCTGGGTTTCGCACCTGGTCTTTTAACGGGTTTCATTCTTTTTTGTTTTGAAACCTCAATTTCGTCCCACAGGCGCTGCTCGTCTTCATTAAGATTCATGGTTGTGCCTTCACCACGGTCGAGTAAAATTTCGTCCACCATTATACTCTTATTGTTTAAATTATCTTTTCGTTTTTAACTCACTTTTTTTCTTAAGTATTTATATATCAAAATGAAAGGCATGAACAAGACTACCAAACAAATGCTCAGGTGGATTGTCATTCTCTTCGCGCTTGCTGTCCTAGTCCAAATGTTCAAGGGAACATCTAAGTATGCTCTCCATGAAATTGCTATTAAAGAAAAGAACGTCCAAAATTTGTCTGAACTCCCATACTCCTTGGAATGCGTTCCAGGCGAAGCTAAGGGTTCCCCATACACTAAGGACTTAACACCAGGGGGTGTCTGTGGCATCCAAAAAGTTGTCTACGACCAATCCGATTATGAAGTTGTCGGCGGTATTGGTGAGCCACTTATCTAAAAAATAAAACCAAACATATAGTATAATGGATTTGCCTGATAATAAGTACGATTATTACACGGTGACAGTCGATAGTTTAGATCAGGCTAGTAAAAATACTTTTTCTGTTTATTTAACTGAGCCAATGAAAAATGTTGTGCAAGCAAAACTTTTGGCGACACACATTCACAGTGCCGATAGTGTTCAACATTTGTATATTTCTATTAATGAATTAAATAGTATTTTCAATGATAGAGCCACTGAAGATTTGAATGGCCAAGGAGCGATTTCTCGTGTTAGAGGTGCTTTTGCGAGTGTTGCTTTATCTTCAGACCATACAGGTGCATCTGACCAAGTTATTAATTTTAGAGAAAAATCATATTATGAAATTTCTAATGAATACCCAAGTATTATTAGAAGAGTTGATCGTCTAACTGTTTCACTTTTAGATGAATCCGGAAACACTATTCCAAACCCAGCAGTGGGAACCGATGAAAATATGTTCATCTTGAGGTTCAAATGTTTGTCCCCAAGTGTTATTCTTCCATAAATTAATTCCTTTAAAAAATTAAAAATTATCAATCATGTTTATTCTCTTTTAAAAAAATATGATTAATAATTAAAAGGATGAGTTCAGCAGCAGCGAGACTTGTCACCTTGGGAGCCCAAGATGTCCATTTGACAGGTGACCCAGAAATTTCTTTTTTTAACTCGACATACAAACGCCACACAAATTTTTCAATGGGGGTTGATCAATTGAAGATGACTGGTATGCCTAAACATGGTAATTTTTCAACAATTAAAGTTGATAAATTAGGTGATTTACTTGGATACATGTACATTGCACCAGAATATGAACCATTTGGTGAAGCGTGGAGAGAAGCAGATTGGACACTTTTGGTGGATTACTGCGAGCTTTATATTGGGGGACAGTTAGTGGATCGTCAGACTTCCCTTTTTACCGAGGCGTGTGCTATTGATTTCTTGGCGAACAACATTAGTAAGAGTTTCTACGGTTCTCACAAGGGTTTGTCAGGGACATCATATTTCTTCCCATTCCGTTTCTTCTTCTGTGAAAATGTGCAATCCGCAATTCCATTGTGTGCGATGCAATATCACGATGTAGAAGTTAGGGTGTATTGGGGTGTAGAAGCAGAATATTACAATTGGGAATGTTATGCTTATTTCTATCACTTGGGTGAAGAAGAAAGAAGGTCCCTTAGGTCAAGACCAATTGATCTGCTTATTACCCAGGTTCAGGAGACAGCGGCCAGTGGTGAATTGGTCCAGGAGTTGACATTTAATCACCCGGTAAAAGCCATTATCAACTCTGATACACGGCTTGATGGTGACATCAACATTAATTACAATAAAATGAAAATTTCAATAAATGGTGAGGATCTAACAAATTATCGTTATTGTGTTCCTCACTTTGTTCATATCCCGGCTTACTATCAGACAAACAATACTCAGATTCCCGATGTTATGTGTTGGGCTTTCGGTCTATCAGTAACTCAGCTTCAGCCAACAGGAACATTGAATTTTAGTCGCATTTCTAGTTTCAAACTCCACAGTTTATACTATGAAATTACATGGCCTACTTACGCTATAAGTTATAATATACTTAGGGTTCAGAACGGTATGGCTGCTGTAATGTATGCAAACTAATATCAATTATTTTCTACCGTTATTCTAAATATGGTGAAAGGCGGAGGCGGAGGCGGAGTTCTCGAGTTTAACTTGGCTTTTAATAAGGACGCTTCAAACTTAGTAGGTTATGACCCTACTCAAAAACAACTTTATGACTTTGGTGCATTTTCGGATCAGATTAATTTGCACTCAATTACAGAGATTGGTAATGCAACTGGTAATACCATTCGATTCGAAGGTTTTCCAACGGCGATGAGTGTTCCGTATGGATTAACAGGTTTTGCGAATGAAGAGCCACAAAACTTGATTTCCATTAGTGATATTGCAGTTTTCGAAGATTTATATCCCGAAGATAATGTCTTCACTGTGTATGGCAATGTTTCTGCTTTCTATTATCACGGTGATGGTCGTTATTTAAGTAATATTACATCTAACTTGCAAGTTGTGGCGGAGCAAGATGCGAACACATTTAGAACCCTTCTTATGGCGAATGCGGTGACGGCATTCCAAGTCACATCAAATATTCTTACATCCAATGGTGTCATTATATTGGGTGTAGATGATGACTCTCCAATTAAGATTGGTTCATCCAATTATGAAGGTAATTGGTTTTCACGAACAATTGCGTTGGGTTCCAAAGCGGGACACTTTACACAAATGGATGATGCGATTGCGATAGGCACAAATGCGGGTGCGAACAGTCAGAGTGCTACATCCATTGCGATTGGTGCGAATGCGGCGATGATTTCACAAAATATTCAAGCTATTGCGATTGGTTTGGATTCTGGTGCAACTGAGCAAGGCGTGAGTGCGATTGCCATTGGTTCCAACGCGGGTTCAAATATGCAATCATTCAATGCTATTGCTATTGGTGAAAATGCGGGTATGATTACACAAAATATTCATGCCATCGCTATTGGAACTGGTGCGGCTTTGGATAATCAAGCTTCTTTGGCGGTGGCCATTGGTTCAAATGCGGGGGCGAATAACCAAGGCATTGCATCCATTGCCATCGGTGCGGAAGCTGGAACAAATTTGCAACCAAATCATTCAATTATAATTAATGCGTCAGGCGAGGCGTTAGAGGGTGTTGAGAGTAATGCATTCTATGCGAAACCAGTGAGATTTGTGAGAGATGTGACTGCGATTGCTTTGGGCTACACTGCGAACAATGAAATTGTTGACCATTCAACTATTACCATGAGTGAGAATTTGGTGTCTATTGAGGGAACATTGAGAGTTTCTGGAAACATTCATGCGGATGGTAATTTGGTCGCTTTCAATGTTGAAAATCTTGTGGTTCAAGACCCAATTGTTCACTTAGGAAATGCAAATCAAGGTGTTGGATATGACACAGGTTTTGTCATGGAACAAATGGATTCAAACATTGCTCTCTTTTACAAAAATTCAAGCAATGAATTAATCATTAGCCGAACAATGAATTCTGCCTATGATACAACATTGACAGTTGATTCATTTGAACACTCCAACTTGATTGACACAGTCAACATTTTCGGTAATGTTACTGCGTTCTACCACATTGGTGATGGTTCTCTCTTATCAAACTTGAGCGTCAATATTCAAGATGCTTCACTCAATGGAAATGTGACAACTGAGACTATTTTGTTTGAAAATGCTCACGCTGCCTTTGTTATTGATAGCAACATTGAAGCGAACACTTCCATTACAATCCTCAACCGTGACCCAACAAAGAATTCAGTGCATATTGGCTCTGAATCATACGATGCCTACGGTGCGGCGTCTATTGGTATTGGTCGGTTGGCTGGTGTGACAAGCCAAGGTGAAATGGCTATTGCTATTGGTTCAAACGCGGGTGAGACAGAGCAAGGCGCGAACTCAATTGCTATTGGCTCTTTCGCGGGTCAAACATCCCAAGGTGGCTCATCAATTGCGATTGGTGAATTAGCCGCTACTACAAATCAACACATGAATACTATTGTTATTAATGCTTCCAATACTATTGCTTTGGAAACTACCAATTCGGATGCCTTATATATGGCTCCAATTCGTGATGTCACAAATGTTTTCTCCAACCTTTTGGTTTACAGCGAGGAATCAGAAGTCATCAAATATTCCAATATGTGCACCTCAAATGTTGGTGATTTAAGTGTCACTGACAACATTTACGCCAAACGCCTCTTTACAGATGCCTTGACAATTGGTGCCAATATTGTCATGGATGATACTTTCTCAAATGTTATTACTGTCACTGGTAATATCTTTGTTTCCAATGTCATCCAAGTTGGTGCCAATTTATTCATTGAAGAAGAGGGTGCCAATGTTTTAACAATTATTGGTAATGCCCATGTTTCCAATGTTGTGACCGTCGGTTCCAACCTTGTCATTGATGAATACGGCTCAAATGTTGTTTATGTTTCTGGCAACCTCCACACAACTAATGTTGTCACTGTGGGTTCCAATCTCATTATGGATGAGTTTGCCTCAAATGTTGTGTTTGTTGAAGGAAACGCTCACATTTCAAACCTTTTGACAATCGGTTCAAATGTTGTCCTCGATGAATTTGGTGCGAATGTATTGACAATTAGTGGTAATGCTTTCATTGATCCAAAACTCCAAATTGGTGCTAATGTTATGATTGATGATTTCTCTGCGAATGTCATTGAAGTTAATGGAAATATCTCAGCTAATCACTTGTTTATCCACGCTTTGCACGTGGGCTCTAATGTTGTCTTGGACGACATTGCTCCAAATGTGATTACAGTCACTGGTAATGTGTTTGTTTCCAATGTAATTGAAGTTGGCTCCAATCTCATAATTGAGAATGAAGGCACAAATGTTTTGACAATTGTTGGTAATGCCCATGTTTCCAATGTTGTTGAAGTTGGTTCTAACATTGTTCTTAATGAATTTGGTTCCAATGCTGTCTATGTTTCAGGCAACCTTCACACAACAAATGTTGTGACCGTGGGTTCCAACCTTGTCATTGACGAATTTGGTTCTAATGTTGTTTTCGTTGAAGGCAACGCCCATGTTTCAAATGTTGTGACTGTGGGTTCCAACCTTGTCATTGACGAATTTGGTTCTAATGTTGTCTATGTTTCTGGCAACCTTCACACAACAAATGTTGTGACCGTGGGTTCCAATCTTGTTATTGACGAATTTGGTTCTAATGTTGTTGAAGTGTCTGGTAATGCTCACATTTCAGATATATTGACAATTGGTTCAAATGTTACAATTGATGAGTTCGGTTCAAACATTTTAACAATCAGTGGAAATGCTCTTATTGATCCAATCCTCCAAATTGGGTCTAATATCACAATGGATGATTTGGCTTCAAATGCACTCATTGTGAATGGAAACATCGTGGCTGACCGTATCTTCTTAGATGTTTTGGCCATCGGTGCGAATTTGACAGTTGATGATGTTGCTTCTAATGTCATCTCTGTGAATGGTAATATCTCTGCCAACTATTACTTTGGTGATGGTGGCTTGTTGAGTAATATTACAATCCAAGTTGCCAGTGATAAGGGCAACACTACTACAAACACTGTCATCTTCTCCAACACTGAAACTGGTTTGAAGGTTGATAGTAATGTTATGGTTGAAGGTGGTGTGGTTATTGTTTCAAACCAAGGAACTGGTTTCGGTAATGTCCACATTGGTTCTGACAACTATCACAACTACGGTCCAGAAAGCATCGGTATTGGCTACAACGCTGGTGAATCTAACCAAGGAGCTGGCGCCGTTGCGGTTGGTAGTAGAACTGCCGTATCCGCGCAAGGTTCAAATGCCGTTGCTTTGGG